TCATGCAAGAGATCCAGGCAGGGCTGGAATCGTGGCTTGGTATCTTGCTTCAAGGGGGCCAACCTGCTCTTTGGGAATACGACCGTCAAGAGCAAGACGATAAGGGTGGCTACCCCACTTATGAAAGCACGACTGCCAGTACTCAAATGTACGTAGATCGTTCGGGGTGCCCCAACACAAATAGCCATCCACTTCAAAAAGACGGCACTGCAATCCGAGCGCGATCGCATCATTGATCAGCGAATCAATGTAAAACTCCCCATTGATCCGCCCATCGCGTGCGATGAGTCGATCCAAGGCCCGACGAAAGTCATCAGCCCGGCGAAAGGTGAATGTGCCTAAAACGATGGGATCAGATGCCGGCTTGTCCAATGGCGTTTTGACTGAGACCGAACGGACTTGACCGTCTATGGCGTCGATCCAGCCGAACATTTTTGGGTTGCGTATCGCATTTGGATACCCACGCACACCCCATACGATGACATCCACTAATGGGTCCTCGACCACTTTGCCGAAGGATTCAACGTCGTATAGTGCGCCATTGTCACATGCACCGATCGTTATGGGAGAACAGCTATTTCCCACCTCACCTTCCAGCGCATCCAGACCAATCAATGCCGTGCAAGCTTGCCCCTCAGTCACGCGATCAATGGTTTTGATTATTGCCTTGGGGTAGAGCGTACTTAATTGTTTTGCCACATCCGCATATCCAGCCATGTCTGCTCGCAACACAAAAACATGATGTTCAGCGGAGGGTAAGTCATGCGTCGCTTGGGCCACCATTGGCAATCCAGAAACGGGAATGAGTGGCTTGGTAAGTGCATAGCCTTCGTCAGCAAAGCGCTGCCCTAGGCCTGCCATGGGAACAACCAGCGCCCCCTTGGGAGACGGGATACTCTCAGAGTTCGAAATCAGGCTCTGAAATGCTTTTGACCAAGAATTGTATTCAGCGACGTCTTCTGGCGTCCCCCACTGCATGAAGTGCTGGAGAGGATAAACGGCAACGGGTTTTTTGTTTTCAAGCAGTGGTTTGTAGGCGAGGCTGACGTAATACTCACCACCGACATTCAAATCCTGCTCCATTACCGTGCGAAATGCTTCACTCATGATTTGAGCTGACGCGAAGTAATAGGTGCCACTGGAGGCATATTCCTCCATGCGATTATTGGTGTAGGGCTGCTTTTCCTGAATATCCAGAACCCATCCATCCGATTCACGCATATAAGCATAGTTAGTGCTCCCCAGCGAGTGAGGATGAAAACCTTTGTACGCTGGAATCGCACCTTCGCAGGCTGTTTCTTTGACGTACCGTTTGAAGTGATGCCAGTCCCAATAGCAGGTGAAATCGCAATAGTTGACAACCACCGGCTCTGTCGGGACGAGCAGGTGCTCCACTTGACGAACCGCATTAATGGGGCCAAGTTTATGGGGTGGTATACCGACGATCCGTCCTGAAGGACAGTACTCCTTCAAAATGGCTTCCATCCGATATGTCGGCTCGTTCAAATGTTCCTGATTGCATATAAATATGAAATCAGTTTCACCGGGAAACATTTCGGTAACGTGACCAACGATTGGCTTGCCATCGATTTCGATCAACGGCTTGGGAACTGTGTACCCCGCACGGCGAAAACGCTCTCCAAAGCCGGACATGGGAACGACAATTTGCACAAAAAACCTCCGTTTTGTAGTTTTTTCTGGTTTTTGTCTTGAACAGACTTTTGCCCTCAAGACGCATATTCTTGCAAGTTTAATCTGTCAAGACGAAGCAGTCACCTTTCTTGGGTTACGGCGTGACCAAAATTATCGACCGCACACCTACTGCGCAACTAGGGATACTTGACGGACCCAGGCCTGCAGCGCGATCAGTTGCTCGGCGTTCTCGTGGCATCGCTCGTAGTTGTCGGCAACTGTGCCGGCGACGGTAGAGAGCGCAATTCCAGCGGGGGCCGCATCAGAGCTTCCGGCGGGTTCGGGAGAACGACCGGCGGCGGCAGCGTCGTGCAGGCGGACAAAGCCTCGAGGCAGGGCACAAGCAGCATCAGCTTCAGGTGAGACATAGACAGGTACCTCCTTGACGATGGTGGCGCCGGTTTCCCGGACGATCTTGACGCGGTCGACATACTGGGTGACCACCTGGACGGTGGCCTCCGCCTGCCGTTGCTTCACGACGGACACTTGCTGGGCCTGCCTGGTGTTCGCAGCATCCCACTCGGCCTGCACATGGTCGGCGCCCTTCACCCAGCCGAAGCCAACAAGGGCGACGGCCAGCAGCGCCAAGGCAGGCAGGCGGTATGGGAGAGGAACGAGGGCGAGCGGATTCATGCCAGCACCGTCTGGGCACGTTGGTAATAGGCCAGCCGCTCGTCGTAGCCGTTGAAACCGCCATTGATTACGCGGGTGATCTTCCTAAAATCACCATAATCGGCGATGGTGTTAAGGCCGTGCAACCACCAGAACCACGCTGCAGAGCGACATGCAGGCACCAAATCCTCAAGAAGCTCGGGATGCAATAGCAGGGTTTCGTCATCGCCGTAGAGCGCCTTCGAGCATATGCGATAGTTGGCGCGGCCGGTGATCTGGATCAACCCGCGCCCCTTGAAGCGCGGCCCGTCGCCCGACTCGGTATTGCCGAGATCAGCTCGGCCTTCGTAGGCACTACCATCCGCGATCTCGCGCACGTAGCGCAGACTGCCCGACTCGTGAGCCACTTGAGCCAGAAATGCCGCCTGCCGTGCTGGCGTGTCGATGCCGAACTCCATCATGGCGTCGTTCAGCGGTACCAGAAAAACGCCGGCTCTGGGGCCGGCGTAGGGGATGATTTTTTTAAGCTGATCGATCGTAATCAAGGCAATCTCCTTTTCGGTGGCGGGCATAGCAGCCGCAGCCGTCTTTCACAGATCAGAAGGGCAGCGATGCCGGCAGTGACGATTGCGGTGGGCCAACTGGGCACGTCGCCGCCGACGATGCAGACGATTTCGGCAGCGGCGCCCAGGGCGAGCAGATGAAAAGCCGCGCGCACCATAAATGGCGTGCCGCGGCTCATCCGGTTCAGGGCGGGCTCAGCGCGAACGATGATCACGACGCCTGCCAGGATCACGATGGCTTGCAGGATGATGGTGGTCACTTTCCGACCTCCTCCGCCTTCTTGGCGGCGATGCGCAGGATCGAAGGACCGAGCACCCGATGAGCAAGCAGCCCGATGACCACCGCGACCGGAAACTGCATCAGATCTTTGGTAACGGCTTGCGGCCATGCGCTGAACGCAGTCACCCCAGCCACGACGGCCGGCGTCAGGTAGCCGGCGACGATGGCGGACATCATCGTCACAGTAACTCGCCTCATGACAGGCAGAGGATCTTGGTAGGACAAAGCCCACCACCCGCCAGCAAGACCGGCGAGCAAGAGCGCAGGATTCAGGCCTGTTGCGATACCAAATATCGTCAGTCCAGCCGACGTTATGGTCAGCGCGACTACACTGCTTGTCGGTTCAGGCATTACCAGACCACTTTTTGCACAGAAGCCACATCAGGTGCCACATTTATCTGTGCTTGCAGGCTGGCGTTCCTCGTCAGGCAGGCCATTATTACGGCCTTGCCGTCACTGCTCACCTTCTGAATTTGTGCTGCACTGTGCGGACGATAGGCCCAGACCCCCTCGCTGTCAGCGCATAGATGCAGAACCGTCCAGTCAGACGGTAGATTGGGGTACATGGATGACAGCACACTGGCTGATAAATTTGCTTGATCTGTTAATCCGCTCGGATAGCTGTAGGTTTCGCCGAGCGCCGATGACTGAAAACCGCTCGTGATGGCTGAGCTGCAGGACGCGTTGATGATGGAAGCCTGTGCCTGTTGAGCCTGAGCGAGAAGCTGTGCTGATGTCGGTTGAACGATAACTAGGCTTCCATCCTGAACATCAATCGTGGCACCTATTGGACGCCCCATTGCTGCGTTGTAATCGTCTAGGCTTATAGAAATTACGTCTGCGGGAAAATTTGGATACTGAATGTCGTCGGGATAGAAGCAACCTGTTGATTTGCTGAATCTCATATCTACTCCTTAGTTGCCGATTGCAAACCACGTCGCGGTCGATGAAAGGTTGTTTCCTATGTAACTCACATTAAATTGAGTAGTCGTCCAAGACTGTGTGCTCAATGTCACCCCGGCGGTGGCAGTGTTTGGTGCAGCGACCACGCTTCTGCAGGCGTTTGGAAATGCAATTGGGAAGCTCACATTAAGGCCCGCTCCCACAGCGCCTGTGACACCCCATTGAATAATCAGCCCATTCGGTAGCTTCTGATATCCATTGTTAGCGAGCGAGTTTGGGAACTGGCCGACAGACGTGAAGCCGACCGAAATCCATTGGTTGTTTCCGTTTGAACAGAGGGTGATTGAATCACCCGGGCTTAGGGTGATGGTGTTCGATAGCGTTTGCCCCGCCCCAGCAGTATTGCTAGAAATGCTTTCCGATGCATTCCCCTTTACGGTCACGGCGACAGATGCCTGATTGACGATGATGGAGGTCTTTCCCTGCATAACCGTCGCGACTGCTGGAAGCGTAAGTATTTGGCTGGCGGCCGAGCCGAAGAACACATAGAGTCTTCCCATGTCGGATTGAGACAAGATCGCGCTGACGTTTGTCGAATTTAAGCCAGAAAAATTACCTTGCCCGCTGTCTTTACGGGCAAAAGCTAGCAATGTCGATCCAAGCGTAATTGCCCCATCAGTTGCCAACTCCCACAAAGTATCGGCTTGTGAAATTCCCTCGGACACAACAACGAGAAGGCCTGCCACTAGCTCACCGGCGGCATCGGCATCGCCTGCACGGGACCACGTACCATTTGCCCCGGCGCCAAGCGTCGTAACTAAATAAATGCCGTTTTGGCTGGCCGTGGTCTGGTCTTTGACTAAGATGCGGTCATTGGCAGTAAGTGAAACTCCATCGAGCGTATTTGGAGCGCCGCCAGCAAGACTGGCGATATTTGCCGTAGTCGCCGCACGCACGGGCGTCTTGATAGCACCACCATTGATGATCAACTGCTGGATAGCAGACTTCAGTTGGGTGTAATCACCCTTCGACAGGGAAAGCCCAGCGCCCTCAATGACCTGCGAGACATTCTCTTGCACGTCGTTCAGCCATGCGGCATCCACCACAGTGGCGGGCGTTCCGGTCGATGGGTTGCCATCAGTGAACAAATTGCCGACGGCAAATCCGGCAGCATCGATACGGTGCATAAATCCTCCTTACGAGTAGGCGAAGACGACAGTGGTGTGGGCCGGCTTGAACCGGCTGAGAACGCATTCCAGGAGCTTGTTGCCCCACGAGTTAATCGGGTCGCCAGCAACAGCATTGCCGGCGCGGAATGGCGTGACGGTGTTGAGCGGTGCATTCACCTGCCAGGCGAATTGCCAGTTCGTTGCAACCGGATCGCCTGAGCGCGATTGGCCGGCGCGGAACGGACGGAATTCAGTGATGGTGACCGTGTAGCCGAGCGAGGCAGCCAGCGCGATGAAGTAAGCCTTGGACTGGCCGCCCAGCATCGTCAGGCGCGCGACAAGGGCCGCTCGACGCTGGGCGATGCTCTGAGTTTGTCCTGACAGGGCGACGCAGGTATCCGGCAAGCCAGCGACGCGCTCCCAATCCAGCAGCAATTCGGCCGCCATGTGCGGATCATCTTCATCGACCAGCTGCCGCACGCGACCATCGACACGGGCCAGTTCGGCAGCCAGTGCGCCAAGCATCCGCGTGAGCAGCGCATCGTCATCCTTCGGCCACGCAGGGCCGGGAGGAAGCAGCGCCTGCATCTGGCGCAGGTAATCGGACTCCGTCAGGACCATGTGATTGCCCCCATGGTGCTCATATTGCCGGTGGTGTTGGTGACGTTCCCCGTTGGCGCTAGGAGCACATAGTCAGTCTCGCCAGCCGCAGCGGAGATCGCCGCACGGATGTGAGAGAGCAGGATCGTGCCGCCGGGCGTGGCCTCACGCAGCAACAGGTCTTGCAACTCGGCCTGCACCGCAGCTTGTACCGTGGCGTTGTTCGGGGTCAGCCCCTGAATGCTGTAATTGAGCGGAACGGCAGCTGGCGCGACGACCGTCACATTGGCGGTCACCGGCCGGCGTGCATCGATGTAGGACTGCACCGTTGCCACCTCGGTACTATCCGGGATGATCGCGGCGCCACTGCCGTCGTTGTCACGGACAAAACGCACCGTCACCGTGCCGATACCCAGCTCCTGCGGATACACCCAGGCCCGTGTGACGCCGGAAACTTCCAGCGCCCAGGTGGTGTAGTCAGCAGCGGCACCGCCGTGCGGCGGCGTCTGAATTCGGCGCAACAGGCGCGCACGCAGCGCATCATCGCTTTCGATGTCGGACCCGCCAGAAAGCAGACCAGCGGTCGCAGTGTATTGCACACCGACAATCGGCGACGCAAGCGACAGCGATTGACCGGCTGCGCGATTTCCAGCCGCTGCCGCATCGACGGCGATCACTGGCGCGGCGGCGATCGGTGCGGCAACGGTGGCGTCCGCCGTGGTCTGGTACTGCACGCCATCAAGCGCCTGCAGGACAGTACCGGATGGGATGACCGCACCGGCTTGCACCGTGAAAGTGACGCTGCCGGTCGCCGCAGCGGCGGCCTTGCGCGTTATGCCCCAGATCGAGCACCAGCGCTCGAGATACTCGACCTCGGCGGTGTCGTAGATCACCTGGTTGGACAACCACTCGATGAAGCCGTAGAGGCCATGGGCGACGCCACCCATCACACGAGCATAGACTTCGGCATCGGCGCGACGCAGCACGTCATCGGCAGCGAGCCGGGACAGCACGTCGTTGCGGACGCGCTGGATGATTTCGGAAAGAGCCGGGCGGCTGAAACTCATTGCAAGAAGCTCCAAACGTCAGTAAAGCGAACATCGGCCAGCAACTTGCCGTCCGACTTGTAGAACCGGCAGGCGAGACCGAGCGTGAAGGTATCCACCCGTGCCGCCTCAACATCCACGCGGGCAACGACCCCATCATCAATGAGCCAGCGCAGCGCTTCGTCGGCGTATTCCTTGGCGCGAATCACGGTGTCGTTGGTCAGCTTGGCGCGGGAGAGCAGCCAGAGGCGCGAGCCGATGCGATCGTTGGGAACACTCGGGAAGCTGTCGCCCCACCAGCCCATGCGAAGATCGCCCGGCAGATCGTCGTCCGGGTTCGCGCGGCGCCAGGTGAAAAGGCTGATCACTACGGCGCGGACGAGCGGCTCGGCAGAATCAAGGCCGAGCGGGATCGTCCTGCCGTCGATAACGATGGACAGCGGTTGGTTGTTGATCATGGCTACATCGCCTGGTTAGGCTGGTTGGTCGGGCCGCCCACGGTGTTGTTCTCGTTGTGGGAGTGGCTGTTGTAAGTCGTGCGCATGCCAGACATGGTCTTGCCGATGCTGTCGCACTTGTCCTTGATGTCTCCAGTCACCTCGAGCAGCGGCGTTTCCAGCCGCACCTTCGTAGCCGCCTGGACAGTAGCGGTCGGCACGTTCTGGATCACCAGCGGCTTGTTGGCTCCATCGATCACGATGCCGGTGCGCGTCAGATAAACCTTCTGCCCCTGGTCATCGTAGAGCGCCACCTCGCCCGACTGCATTCCGGTCAAGCGGTAGCGGCGATCCGCCACGACCAGCACGACGCCGTGCGAGCGGTCGCCGTCGAAGAAAGCCGCAATCGGCTCCGATCCGCTCTTCACCTCGGAGGTGAAGCCATACGGCTCGAAGTGCTCGACGTTGTCTTTCGTCTCGCCGGCCATCATGCGAATCTGCAGGGTACGCAGCTTGCTGGCACCGCTCACCGCCGTGACGCTGCCCCGGGCCAGCATGTTGCCAAGGCGACGAGCAAAGGGCGCGATCAGTTTTCCGAACTCGTTCACTTCACGTCGCTCCATTCCGGGCCGCCGCCCTTTTGGGACTTGCTTGCCTTGAGTTTTCCTGCCTTCGTCCGGTAGCCATCGGGCGGCCCCACCTTGATCTCGGTGCGGAATCCTTCCTTGTCGAGAATCCAAGCGGCCTCGGCGATCACCATGTCGGTATCGAATCCGATCAGGCCATCCCGCACGCGGACCATCATGTTCGGCAGCCACAGCGCGCCGTCTTCCTGTCGCCAACCGGCGACCGTGTAGCTGGTCTGCAGCGCCTTGGCCGCGCGGTGGGCGCGCTCGTATTCGGCGCGATCCTTGCACGTGCCGTCGTCGGCCTGACCGGACTGCTTGATCACCAGAACTCGGCGGCGCTTTGCCCTGGCGTCGGTGGCCGTCGCCGTCTCGCCTGTGACCGTGGCCGGGCTGTAGTCGTCTGCCTCGCCTTCCTCTTCGGACACGTCGGCGCCGTACTGCTCGTCATTCCCGGCGCGCTGCCCCTTGACGATGTACTCAGAGAAGACACCCTTGTAGTCCAGCTCAGTGCTGCCGGACATGATGTTCTTGCCCAGCTCGAGCGCGGTACCGGCACGGCCGGCGCTCCCGACATCGATGAAGACCAGATCGCCTTTCTCGTTGTCCGTCGAGAGGACGTGGCGCAGGCGCATCATGCGATCAATCGACTCGAAGACCGTCTCGCCGACCTGGACGTGATGCTCGGGGATAACCTTGCCGGTATCCACCTCGGCGATGACGCGCACGCCGTAGGGGGCGGCCATCGCAGCGGCGATCACTTCCATCTTCTGGTTGCGCCACTGGTTGGCGGCCGTGGCCGGCGCCTTGACCACGTTGGGCTTCTTCCCATCCGGGCCAATCACGTCTTTCCAGGTTCCGCCATCACCAGACGCGGTGCTCTTGCCGCTTTCGATCGGGCAGCAATCCACCAGGTCAGCCGTCTTGCTTCGTCCCTTCACTCCAACACCGACAGACTTTCCGTCATAGCGGATCGGCGTGCCATCGACATAGCCGGTCATCACCAAGTCCTGACCGATGAACACCTGGCAGGGGTCGCCCGGCTGGATGCGGCGGGGAATGTCGGTCTGCCCAGGCCAGCGGTCGGTCACTTCAAGATCGAAGCTGCGCGCCTGGCGCTCGATGCCCGCCTCGATGCGCACCGACTTCCAGCCGCCATACTCCTGCCCATTGACGACTAGGCGCACAGCGTTGGCAGGGTCCGCGGGTTTGACAGATGCGATCATCGCGTCAGCACCTTCATCGGTTCGGCCGGCACGAAGCCGGGATGACGGACGCCGTTGCGCGCCACGATATCGGCTTCGCGGGCGGCATCCTCGTAGTAGTCGTAGGCGATCGCCAGTGCCGGAAGCACCTCTGGCGGCGTCAGCGTCGTCAGGCGGGCGTTATCACGGGCGCGCACGGTCAGGTCTTGCCACACCGCCAACCGGGCCACCTGCAGGGCCTCATAGACGCTGTCGGTTGCCGTCAGCGATTCCTTGTCGATGGTGGCGATCAGATCGTCGCGCACCGCGATCATGTCGTTGTAGCTGATCGGCTTGGAGTCGATCTTGGTACCGACCAGCGAGGATGCCCCTACAGCCTGCGCAATCAGCGCCTGTCGGGCCAGCGCATTGATGGCGCTGGCGTTGATATAAGCCTGCTGCCGCGACGGCGTATAGACCGATGGCGGCGCGGGATCGGACAAGCTGCTGCTCGACCCCACTCTGGACAGCGAGCGGACGATCGAACTCCACGCGGCAACCGTGGTTGCAAGCCCGGACAACCCCAGGGCGCCGAGAATCTTCCAGCCCAGCGAACTCGGGTTGGATACCAGCGCAATCGCTGTCGAAACCGTGCTGGCGAGGCTGTTTGCCAAGCCGAGCACCTTGCCGATCTCACTCGATGAAACAATGCCCAGCATGTCGCCCAGGTTGCCGTTGGCCGCTGCCGAAACGAAATCCTGAAAGCCCTTGACCGAGAATCGGTCGGCGAAAGACTTCACCGAGGCCGTCTCAAGGGCTGATGCGGCGTTGCGACTGGCAGCCTGTGTCGAGCTAGCAGCCGTTGGAAACTCCAGCTCGCCTGCCTCCACGAACGACATGGAGAAGCGCGCCTGTCCAAGACCGGCATCGAACGACACCCTAGCCGGTTCCTTGAGGCTGACCTGCAAGGTGCCAAACCACGGATGCACCAACGTTCCCGGCCCGGCTTGCTCGAGCGCACCGAGCAGCTTGTTGGCCTGGTCGACATAGTCTTCCCCCACCACAAAGCCGGAAAAGGCCAGATCGCGGGTGGCACGCCCCAAGTCCTCGACGTAAGGCTTGTCGCGCTGCGGGTACTCATGCAGCTGCGTGCGCCGGCCGGCGCCCAGGTCAGTGGATTCCACCTGGAACGGCACGCCCCGGAAGCTGGCCGGGCGCAGGTTGTCGGAGAGTTTCTTTTTTGTGGCCATTACGGCATTCCCATGGCGTAGCTGCGATAGCCCACGTTGGTATTGACCGGCACATCACCGCCGGCCTTCGTTTGTTCGACGCGCATGCCGGGCGGGGCATCCTTGAAGCTGACCTCGATCTGCCCGGATGCCTTAACCTGGTTCGCACCGACCAGCGACGGCCGGCTGCCGCTATTCAGCGCGGCATTGGAATTTGCAGCGGCGCGCGGCGAAGAGTCACCGCCGAAGAATCCGCCGACCGACTTGGCAAGATCAACCGCCCAACCGACCAGCGACTGGAACTTCTCGCCCACCCAATCGAAGAAGCTGGAGAACCACTTTTTCAGGGTGTCCCAGTTCTGGTAGATCAGATAGGCCGCCGTCGCCAGCGCGAGGATGATGCCGAGCGGGTTAGCCATTAGCGCAGCGCCGATACCGCGGATCGCCACGCCGACCATGCCGAGGGCACCGCTGATGATGCCGCCGGCACCGGCTACCATGCCGGCTACCCAGGAGAACATTGCCCCGATGGCGCCAATCGGGCCAGCGGTAGCGATCGCCATCACGGCGACACGGGCCATTGCCATCAGCGACGCATTGCTGGCAACGTAGGCGCGGGCGGCCATCGCCAGGAAGGCAATGCCGGCCCGGCCAACGGCACCGATAAGGCCGCCGATCGCCATGATGGTCTGGGCGTTCATCACGATCGCCAGCAGGATCAGCGCGTTCTTGGCGCCACCCACCATATCGACCATGCGGCCCAACCAGCGGGCAAAATCCTTGGCCCCGTTGATGACTGTCGTCCAGTCGATCTGCCGCATCCCATCCACCAGGTCGCGGACGAATTTCTTGACGCCGGCAGACGCGTCCTTCCGGTTTGCCGCCGCCCATTGCACGATGTCCTCTATCAACGGGCCGAGAACGGGCACCAGCTCCTTGGCGATGGTGTTCTGGAATCCCTTGGTGACGAACTCCAAATCCTTGAACTTGTCGCCCAGCTCCTTGGCACCCTTGATGTCGTCCAGGTTCATCACGCCCTTGAGGCGCTTGAAGCGCTCAAGGCTGGAATTGATCCCCTCAGAGCCTTCCATCAGCAGCGGCACCATTTCCTGCCAGCTTTTGCCGAAGAGGGCCATGCCCATCCGGGCCTGCACCACCGGATTCTTATTGCGCACAAAAGCATCTGCCAACTGAGGCAAGATGTCGATGCCGGCCTTGAGCTGGCCGTTGGCATCCCGCGCGCTGATGCCGAGCTTCTTCATCAGCAGCGCCAAATCCTTGTTCTTGCCAGCCGAGGCATCGCCCATCTGTTTGTTCAGCTTTGCCATACCCATCTGCAGCGACTCGACAGGTACGCCGGCCTGCTCGGAGACGTACTTCATTCGCTGCAGCTGCTCCACCGACATACCGGTGCGCAGGCTGGCCTTGTAAATTTCCTCGCCCATGTCGGTGAAACCAACCACGGCGTTCTTGATGGCGACCAGAGAGAAGCCACCAAGAACGCCGGAGAGCGCGGTCAGCGGCAGGCCGATCTTGCCCGTCAGGTGATTCGCGGCGCCGGCCACATCGGAGAGGTACTTCCGCGTGTTCTTTGCGACGTTCCCCACCTGCTTGAGCACCGGCGACATCTTGTCGACGGCAGAGAGCACCGCCTTGAGTTGCCAGTTATCGGCCATGATTACTCCGCTTGCTGTTGGGCCTGGAGTTGCTCTGCCAGGCGTTCGGCCTGTTGCTCGTAGAGAATGAACTCGTCGAGCGACAGGGCCATGATTGCGGCGGGGCTGACCCGCCAGAAATAGGCGACCTCGAAAACGCGGTCTGTCAGGTTGTCAGCGTTTCGCCATCGCCCTGCCCGAAAAAACCCATCACCGCTGCCGTGCAGAGGGAGAAGTCGGACAAGGACAGCGCTTCGACGCTGCCCATCGGGATCGCAGCCAGCCGCATGACGTAGCGCGCCACCACAGGCTGCCTGATCTCGATGCCGGTGCTCTGTCCATCGGCGCCGGGGATGATGAGCGTGGGCAGGCCCAGCTCGATGACATCCTTGGTGGTCGGCTCGCGCAGGGTGAGTTCCGACACCTCGTCGCCGTGGGCCTTGATCGGCTTGGAGAGGGGGACGGTGACGCTCATTGCCACTGCCCCTTCTTGCCGCCGAATTCCAGCTCGACCGTGCCATCTTCGCCCTTGACGCTGGGCTCACCCTTGAGGAAGGCGCCGGACAGGGTATAGACCTTGCCGTTCGCCATTTCGGCGGTGATGGTCATTTCGGTGTTGGTCCGAATGGTGTCCAGCGGGAAGCTGGGCATGAAGATGGCCGACACCTTGACGAACGGCTCCAGGGCGGTTTCCTTGAGGCCGGCAGGACCGGCGAGGCCCATGACGGTCTCGCGCTTGACATCGACAATCGGCACCTCGACACCACCCGAGACCTCCAGCTGCTCGCCGTCGACCTTGATGTAGCAGATACCGGCAACACGTTTTGCCATGATCGTTTCCTTTCAGATCGGGGAGGCGCTTGCGAAAGCAGCCTCCCCTGGTTGTTATGCGTTCGTCGCGTACTGCAGACGGAACTGGTTGAGCAGGGCGAAGATGCGCAGCTGATTGACCAGGTCGGGCGGCAGCAGCACATTCACGCGGTTCGGGTTGCCGGAGTCGCGCTCGACGATCAGGTACTTAGCGAACAGCACACGGTTTTCAACAAGCCCGACCTCTTCCATATCGGCGTACTCGGCCAGCAGCTCGCCGCGGATCACGGAAGGCGTCACGATCGCCTGACCGGCGCCGAAGCGGGTGCCGTCGTTCGCCAGCTTATGGCGCGGGTACTTCTGCGTGATGCGGTTGCGCAGGCGACGGGTGATCTCGGACAGGGTGTGCAGCGTTTCGCTGTCGAGATAGCTCGGGTCCGACTGGCCCCAGGTGTTCTTCTGGTAGGTCGTGATCGCACGCTCAACACGCAGCAGGCCGCCGCTGACGTAGCTGGTGGCGATACCGTAGTTGAGCAGCGACTGACGCTCGGTCAGCAGGAAACGCTTGCCGGCGCGTGGCGCCAGGATGCCGGTAAGCGGCGTGGTCTGGGTCGGGCGAGCGACATCCACCAGCAGGCAGACCGCGTTCGCACCACCGTAGGCCGCTGCATACTCCCAGCATGGATTCGGGCAATCGTTGTCGATACCGGCGATGGTGTGGTGCGGATCGTTGCGCAAGGCGCCGGCCGTGGTCAGCGCGGACAACGTACCGCGCATGGCGCTGTAGCAGTGACCATAGACCTGACGGCTCCATGCCCAGCGTCCAACCGAGTCGTTGTACTCGGTCTGGAAGGCATCGAGCGAGGTGCTGTCGGTGTAGGGATGGATGACGAAGTCGTACTCGTCGTCGCCCATGGCCGTGATCACGTTGCCGGTCAGCGTCGGGTTGGTCGCGCCGGTCGTCAGGAAGCCGCTGCCGGAGTAGGCCAGCGACACGCCGGCCGGGATGGATTGACCGCCGGCCCAGCCACGGAAGCTGTCGAGCACGCTGATATCGTTGCCGGTGGCGCCTTTCCAGCGGCAGGTCAGCGTCACCACGTTGGTGGCAACGGTGCTGGTCACCGGGAGATCGACCGCAGCATTGATCGCCGTGTTGATGTTCGTGGCGATGCTGTTGGCCGAGTCGGCAGCTGCGACGACAACCTGCACCAGCTGGCCGCCGATGTAGAGGTTGATCGTGCCGGCGGCCGTTGCCGGGCCGGTGACGGTGATCGTGCCAGTTGCCTGTACGCCCGCGCCAGCGTCAGCCACGGCGATGCACCAGACCTCGCCGAAAGCATCCTGCTGGCGGTAAAGCGCATGCATGCGGGCCAGCATGGAGCCCTGGCCGAATAGCGTTTTTGCCTGGTCGGTGGTGCTCACCAGGTAGGGCGTATTCACCGAAGCGGTGCCGGCGGTCAGTTTCTGACCGACCAACAGGGCGCGCTTGTTCTGGGTGAAGTAGCCGGCCTGGGTGTTGTCCATTTCCGCATAAAACAGCGGGACGCGGACGTTGGTCGGGATATAGTTGAACGAGACGGCCATGAATTAACCCTCCTGCTTGCCGGTAATCGGCTTGGGTTTTTCGGGGCTGGCCTCGATCACGTCACCATCGATGACGCGGCGCTGCCAGTATTGAGTCGGTTCGACCTCTCGGCCTTCCGGCGGCAGGGTGTCGCCGCGGGCCGGGTCCGGCACTTGCCGGCCTTCGGTGGGTTTGACGTACATGGATGGGCTCCTGGTGAAGTAAAAAACCCGCCATCCGTGAAGATGAGCGGGTCGGGTAAAAAACTGCTGGGTACTGCGTTACGCGAGGTTGCCCGTCTTCGGGATCACCACGCCGGCTTCGTACCGGCCATCGAGGACCGGGTTGGCCTTGTTCGGGTCGGCCGGGTCAATGGCATCGACCCTGATCGTGCCGCCATCGAAATGCGGCAACTGCGAAAGCTCCGTTTCTTGCCAGCCGTCCGCCGGCTCGATTTCCATCAGGGCGCCGAACTCGAACTGGTACCAGAGCCGGGCGCGATCAAGGCCCAGCGCCTGGCCGCCTTCGTAGGTGATGCCGTCGTAGCGCAGATCGGGCCGCCAGCCCAGCAGCGCGGACCACAGCTCGGCGCGCAGGCTGTGAATGTTCGATGCGCTGCCCTGGCCTTTTTCGTCGGCCACGTTCGACACGGCGACGATGACGGCAAAGCTGTCCTTGAGCGCCTGGCGGACGCTGTTTATCGCCATGGAGTCCTGCGGGTTGTCATCCAGCGGGATGACAAAGGCACAGGGCACCACGAACGAGGCGTTTTCCGGCAGGAGCTTGAACTGCGCGGCGCCGGCCACCCGCGTGGCAAAGGTCGGGCACCGCGTGCGCAGCGCGGAAATGATCGGTTCAAGTTGCATGGTTACCTCGGCACGAGGGAATTCTTCAGCGCCTCGCGAATCATTCCGCGCATGCTGTCCCGCTTCTCTTGCAGGGCGGCCGTCATGAAGTTGGCGCGCTTCTGCAAGCCGGTCTTCGGACTGCCGTAAAACAGGAAGGCCGGGTAAAAAACACTGTTCGGAATGCTGCGCACCCCGACCTTGACCCAGCCGCCTTTGCTGCCACGCGAGACGATGCCGATGGCTCGCTTCAGGGCGCCCGATTGCTGACCTGGAAACTCGCCGGCCAGCGATACGGCACGGCGCGAGACGATGCGGCGCGCTTCCTTGCGCACCGCCGCCGCCCCTTCGCGCAGAGCCTTGCGCATCGCCTTGCGGTCGTAGTCGATGGTCTTGTGGAACTCGAGACCCACCTGAACTTCGACACCGCCGAGGCTCCCGCCGCTGGTCTCCCTGTCCATCAGATCGCTCCCAAGTCTTTCGCGCTGATGCGCGTGAAACGCTGCGCATCGCCGACGTTGATGGCATCGAGCACACGGTAACGCCGGCCGTTCCAATCGATGACATGAGCCGTGGTAATGCTCTCAGGCTTGGTTCCAGAGCCATAGCGAACCCAAAACAGGTCAGTAGGCACTTCCTCGGTGTTCATGCCTGCGCGAATCGCGATGCCATGCACTGGCTCTCGTTTGGCCCAGCGCGTAATGCCAACATCGAAAACTTGATCGACACCGAACGTCATGTTGGGCACGTCGCTCCAGAGGCGGATGGTGATGCGTCGGGTCAGTTCACCGCTGCCGGGTAGCATGCTCATAGCGTGACAATGCGAAACGGATCAAGCAGTCGATCGACATAAGGCATCGGTTCGAGCCTGCCGGTAACCACCGCGGTCTCGCCACGATGGTTGTAGAGACTGTCGATGCGTAATTTCATCCAAGCCTTGATCCCTTCCGGCACACTGGCAGCCGAGCCATAGCCCGCATCAAAAGTGACGGCGACGGAGGCGATCTGCGGCAGGCTGATCGGCCATATCTTGCCGAATACCGGGGTGATGCGTGCCGGCTCACAGGCCGCGTCCACGGTGTAGTCGGTGGCCGGCATGGTCTGCCAGATGCCCGACATGTCCAGGTACTGAATGCTGACGACCGATGCCACTGGACTTTTGGGGAGCAGGATGGCATGACCTGGCAAGGAGAACGGATCTCCTGCCGTAGAGGAGGCAAATGAGCCCATCAGGCTCGGCCCTGGGAAGCTATCGAGCACCAGCTTCCAGCGTGCCGTCACGATCTGGCGTCCCGTGAGCATCTCCGCAGCCTGGCGAGCGGCGGAGATCAGTGCCGTTATCAGCGCGTCATCGTCGCTGACATCCACCCGCAGGTGGAGCTTGGCATCCGACAGGGACACTGGCTCCTCTGCAGGTGGGGTGACGAGTTGCAGAGGCATCGATTAGGCCGCGGTATCCGAAGTGCTGGAATCGGCCGGATGGTCGACTGCCGCAATCACTGCATCCGGCACGTCCACCTCCTCGGCGATGCCCGCCGCCACTTGCCGCTGGGTTTCGTCATCGACTGGATAAGTCTGGCCCTTGGCGTACTTCACCTGGCTATCGCCGCTGCCACCGACCGCGTAGAAGTCGGCCAGAAATCGAATTGCTTTCATGGCTCACCTCACACGATCTGGGCCACAGCCGCCTGATTGAAGGCGTCCCCCGTGGCATAGCGCGGATTGACGCCGAGCAACTGCGCGGAGGCCAGGCTCGCTGCCACGCCCACGGTCAGTGACAAGCGCACGAAACCAAAGCCATTCACGGTGTCCAACTCCTCCGGCTTCACATTGATCAGTGCCTGCCGGTTGGAGCCGCCGCCCACCTGTGTGAGCTGCGTGATGGCCTTGCCGGTGATGTCCTTGGCGTTCGTCCCGGCACTGTCGAGCGCCTGCTGCAGCTTGGCATCCAGCGTGGCCGAGGCACCCAGCGCACCGGAATGCACATCGGCCACCATGGCGTGGAAGTTGGCCACCGGAATCCAGCCGGTGGTAATGGCACCCACCGCCTGGCTGGCCGGATCGATAGTGGCGAGGACGGCAAACAGTTCGCTGCCTTTTGCATTGGGAAACATGGTTGGTTCTCCTTGGAATGATTAGCGGGCGCCGAGCTGGATGTAGGGCGACATGGTCGTGGCGCCTTTGGCCGGCGCAATCGGTGCGACGATCTTGGATTGGCCATCCATGCGGAACGTGGTCCGGAATGCCGTGAGGTCGGCATCGAAATACAGATGCATGGAAGTCGCGGTCTGCAGGCCACCCGCTTTGGTGATGGTCTGGTAGTACGACAGGTCCACCAGAATCACGTCGCCCTGCGACGAGAAGGTATTGGCGTGCTGCGAGACAAACACTGGGCGGCCCAGCAGCGTGCCGTAGGGCGAGACTTGGATGCCGCCGACCGGCAGGCCCGTGGGCAGATAGATCGGGTAGTTGCCAAGCGACAGCGTGAACAGCGCCGGCAGGACGTCGTTATTGACGATCCACACGGCATTGGCAAACGAACCGCTGGGCAGTCGCGCGATCATCTTGGCCAGGTTTTGCGGCAGCAGAGTCTGTGTGGCCTGGCCGGATTCTTTGGCAACCGTCACCGTGGCGCCCGAGCCCAGCGCACCGATCGGCACGCCGTTCCCGGCACCGAACAGGATCGACTCATTGGTCTTCCAGCGGATGGACAGTGCCACCTTCTGCGGCAGGTAGCTGGTCAGCGCATTGGCATCGTCCAGCAACTCATCCGTGGTGGGCACGAGCGCCATCAGCTTTTTCAGGCGCAGCGTAGCCAGGCCCAGCACCGGCTTGGTGGCAACGGCGGATTGCGCCTCTCCCTGCCAGTAAGCACGAATACCATTGGTACCCCAGGGCGTGGTTTCGTCCTTGGGAAAGGCCATGCTGTTGCCGGTGATCTCGACGTTGTCGGTGAGCGGCAGCAGCGAATCCTCGCCCAGAGACAACTGGAAGATCTGCTGCGAGAACTGTGGCGGCACAAGAAAGCCTCCATCCTGACCAGCGGCTTCATTGCTGAAGGTGCCGGGGGCCGCAGCGCTGCGACCACTACCTACGAGCAGCCGCTCATCGATGCCCTTGCCCGGCTTTTCTGCCTGGTAGACGGCCTGCATGAATTCGCCGGCACTGTGGAATCCGTGCATCGGGTCGGCAGCGCGGTTGTCGGTGACGATGGGGCCGAGCGCCTGGTTCACCGCCAGTTGCGCCTCCTCGGCGATCAAGGCGGCTTCGCGATCGATGGCAGCGGATGTAGCGTCGATCCGACCCTTGAGGGCGTCAAAGGCGGTGACTTCCTCATCGGTGAGATCACGGGATTCGGTGGCGGCGCGGTCGGTCAGCGCGCGAGCCTCCTTGACCAGTGCGGTTTTGCGAGCCTGAAGCTCGCGCAGTTGCTTACTCATTGCGGTTCTCCAAAAACAGAAACCCCGCCGGATCACCGTAGGTGGGCGGGTTCGATGGACGTAAAAAAACCGCTGTGCCCGAATGGACTTGGCGGTTGCGGTGGGTACGACCGACGGGTCGTGATCAGAGCGGCTCGACGGAGCTGCCCCGTGAAACTTCAGTACTGTGAATGTGCGCTACGAGATAGCCAGGGCGTTTCTGGCCTGGGCCAGGCGTGACTGCTTAGGCTTGGCGGTGGCCTTTGCATCGCGGCGCATTTTCTTGAGCACGTCATCGAAGGTGGCAACACCGTCGACCATGTTTTGCGCCAGTGCCGCATCGGCACCCAGCACGCGGCCTTGTCCCATGCCATCACGGACCTGGGAAATCGGAAGGCCTCGGCCGCGCGCGACCGCCTTGGTGAATGCACCGTAGTAGTCGTCAACACGCGACTGCAAGAACCCTTGGGCATCGGCGTCGAGCGGCATATAAGGATTGCCCTCAACCTTGTACTTACCCGCAGAGATCAACGTGGGCGTGACCCCCTCGGCAGCCAGCGCCTGCGAGTAATCGAAATGCGCCTGCCAAACTCCAATGGAGCCGACCTCGCCACCGGGCGTCACATACAGTTCGTTGGCCTGGGCACCCAGCCAGTAGGCGGCCGATGCCGCCAGGCTGTTGGCGATGGCCACCACTGGTTTTTGCGTGCGGGCAGCGGCGATTTCGTCGGCCAGTTCGGAGACGCCATAGACGCTGCCACCGGGGCTGTCGATATCGATGAGGATCTGGCTCACCGTGTCATCGGCCAGAGCCTGGCGCAATGTCTGAGAGAACAACTGGGCGCTGACGCTGCCAGGCCCGGAAATGTCATCCACCATATTGCCGCGCTGGGTGATCACGCCGTACAGCGGCAGCACCGCAATGCCACCGCCGCCCGCAGCACTCACTGCTTGCCGGCGCGCGTCGCGCACCAGTTTGTCCGCATCAACGCGGGCGAGCACTTCATCACCGGCCGGCATCCCTTGCGACCAGCGCATGAGCACGGCCGTCAGCGCCGTGAGCCGCTCGGGCATCAACGCCCAGGGGGTAGCCAGGCATTCGGCAATCAGTAAAGGTTGTTTCATGGTGTCATCCCAAGAGAAATCAGTGATTCGGCAAGACGGGACTCGCTCAGCGGCGATGCTCGGCTAGCAACTGCCCACTCGCAAACGCGCGCCGTTGGCAGCGCCATGGATTCAGCGATCAATTCAATGTCACGGTCGTCGATCGTTCCGGCCCGGGCGAGGCGTCGGGCAAAGCGAGAGGCCTGCGAAGCCAGCACCGCGCGAAATCGTGCCGACGCGGCATCGTCAGAAGGCTCTGCACTTTCCTGCGCCGGTGGTTCAGCACTTTCCGCATCGACTTCCTGATCCTCGGCCGCGCCTTCCTCAACCATGTTCAACGGTCGTAGCGGTTCGTCCAGGCCATCGAGCGGATTCATGTTTTCGGCGATGCGCGCCTCGTTGCGGGTAAGCCAGCCGTTCTGGATGCCGCTCTGGTAGTACGCCGCACGGCTGGCCGCATCGCCGCGCATCAGATTGGCGAAATCGAATTCCACTTCCAGTTCGTCGCCATCCAGCAGCAGGTCAGCCTCGATCGAGGCCTCCCAGCGCTCTGCCCAAGGCGTCATGGTATGCATGACGAACTCGAGGCTCTGCTGCTCGATGTTGCTAAACGTGGCCCGCGACAGATCCGCAATCATGTGCGGCGGCACCCGGAAAAGGCGTGCGATGTCGGTGATCTGGAACTGGCGCAACTCCAGGAACTGGGCGTCCTTGTTGGTAACCCCCACCTCATGGAACTTCATGCCGTTTTCCAGCACCAGAACCTTGCCCCGGTTGGCGCCAGACTGTGCCTGCTGGTAGGACTCGCGAAACACCTTCTTGGCCTCCGAGTCCTTGAACGAACCCGGGAATTCAATCCAACCGCCAGTGGGTTTGGCATCGTTGGCGAAGAATCGCGCGCCATAGTCCTGAGCGGCCAGCGCCATGCCCAGACTCTCTCGTGCCAGTTCGATGGGCGATAGGCCCATCAATCCGTCCGAGGACAGCGCCCGCAGGTGCCAGATCTCGCCGCGTGGCACCACCATTTCATTACCCAACCGGTCCGTAACGCGGTAACGGTACTCACCCGAGGGCAGCAATTCCATGCGGATGCGATCCGGATGGATGGGCACCAACTCAGTGATCTCACCACGCGGATTGGTCAGCATCCGGTTGTAGGCGTTGCCGCGTAGCGCCAGATGCCCCTGCAACATTTCCCGCCACTCGAAGGCATTCTGGTAACGGTTCGGTCGCTTGGCCAGCAGCTGATACAGCCAGTGTTCAGTGACCACGTCCTTGCCACCATCGGATCGGCGCCGGTAAAGCACGAACGGCAGCGAGGCCATCGCTTCACAAAGGACGCGGACACAGGCATAGACCGCGGCCAGGCGCAAAGCGTTGTCGGCTGAGACGCGCATGCCGCTGGAGGTCCGGACTGAGACGGGATCAAACCAGAAATCACCCCAGGGACTGCGATCATCGCTGGACGCCATCCATCGGGACAAAAAACTGAACATCCCCATCAGAGCATCACCAGTTCATAGTCGGCGCCCAGCACGACGTTTGTGCCAGGCGTAATCGCACGCGACAGGCCCATGATCAGTGCCACGATGCCGTCGATCTTGTTCTCGGGGCGCTCTTTCCTGGGATAGATGTTGTCCTTGGCGTCGAGGTGCGCCACCACGTTGCTGGCCATCCAGCCCATCACCGGGTCGCCGTCATGGATGAGTTTTTTCTGCAGCACTAGGGCCTCCAGCGATTTCATGGGCTCCGAGAAATTGAGCACCGTGGGTCGCACCTCGATCATGGGCAGCCCCTCAGTGAGCATGCGCGTCGACAACTGCGTGGCCTGGAACGGATCGAAGGCCACGGCCTGGATGCCAAAGCGCGAAGCCATTTGCAGGAGGTCAGCCTCGATCCACCCGAAATCGATCACGTTGCCTGGCGTCACCGTCAGGCGCCCAGTGCGCATCCATCCCGGGTACTGGCTGTTGCCAGCGGCGCTGACCGTATCCTCGGGCAGGTAGTACCTGCCAAACACCGCGTAGGCATCGGAGATTTCTGAATGCGGGAACACCAGCACCAGCGCGGCGATGTCCGTCTTGCTCGCCAGATCCAAACCGATCCAACAGGGCTGTCCCTCAAAGGCATCGAGATCCAGCGTCGTATCCGCACAGGCATCCCAGGCACGCATGTCCATCCATGCCGTGTCCGCGTTGACCCACTCGTTGAGGTGCTTGGTCTTGAAATTGTTGATGGCGCTGGGCAGTTGCATGGCCTTGGCCTGCAGCGGCATCAGCACCTCCGGGCGCACCGAAATTCCCCAGTTCGGGTTGGCCTTGATCAGCGCCGGTTCGGTGTCCCAGGCGTCGCCATCGTCGAGCCCGTAGATGATGCCGAACTGGCTGTGATCCTCGATCACACCGTCCAGCAGCTTAGTCACGAAGGTACGGACCTCGTAGCAGATGCCGGCGCGATTACTGCCGGCGGTGGTGATTACCCACAAGAGCGAGTTGTCCCGTTTTCCGGTACCGGTTTCGACCACGTCATAAACCGTGCGGGTCTTGTGCGCATGGAGTTCATCGATGCATCCGAAGTGGATGTTCAGACCATCGAGCGTCGAGCCTTCGGCCGACAGGGCTTCAAATTTGGAGCCGGTGGCCAGCACATGCATGTTGTGGGCACCGACGTTCACTGAAAACCGGCTGCGAAATCCGGTGCTGCGCCGCGCCATGGTCTGGGCATCACCAAATACGATGCGTGCCTGGTCCCGGGTGGTCGCCAGCGAATACACCTCGGCACCACCCTCACCATCGGCGGCCAGCATGTACAGGGCAACGGCCGAGGACAGGGTGGATTTGGCGTTGCCGCGCGGCACCTCGATGTACGAGCGCCGGAATCGCCGTTTGCCATCGGCCTTCACCCACCCGAAAACCGTCGAGAGAATGAACACCTGCCACGGCTCCAGCGTGATCAACTCGCCGGCCAGCGGCCCCTTCACGTGCGGCAGGCGCTCGATGAACGCGCACAGGTTGTCAGCCGGATGGAAACTGCGCCCCTCCCGGTCGCGCAGCTTCGGGTTGAACTGGAAGTTGCTGGCCTTGCCCTTGAAGCGCGCCAGATCATCCAGTTGCCGCTGGCACGCCGCCTGCACCCACCGGCACGCCAAAATCTCTCCTGCCACTACGGCCTCGGCATACTGCCGGGCGACGGTGGCGTATTTGGTGGTTGCCATCAGTCCGGCTACCCTGCGATGTCCGCCCAGGGGTCGAGGTCATCGTCGGCCGCCTCCATGGGCAGCGTGACCCGCGAGCGCGATGCCGGCGTAAATCCCATTTCGGTGGCTGCCTTGGTCATGATCTGCGCTTGCTTGTTGGCAATCGCCAAGTACGGCGACTGCATTGGCACACCCGTGTTGGGTGCCTTCACCAGCAATCCGGTCTTGCTGATGCCGGCCTGTGCCTTGCGATACAAATCAGCGGCGCAGGCCCAGATTTCCAGCACCGACATATCCAGGCGCTTCAAGAGATGCGGCGGTGCGCACTCCAGTGCATAACTCCAAGCCGACTTCGCCCCCTCGCTCATGTACTCCGGTGGCTCCACCAGATCGCCCTCGGGCTTGGGTTCTCGCAGGTTGGTGCGGCATTTCTGCAGCGTACCTTTGATCTTTTTGACAGTAGTGGGCAACGGCTTGCGACCAGCCATGAATATCGGTTCCTTGGGGGGGAGTCCCCCCCTGTTTCAATTTGCACGCGCAAAAATTTGACTAGGCGCGCGCATCGCGCGAACGCAATGCCAGAGAATTCACCCCCCTACCGGGGTAGTGGTTTGCGCCGAGCCGTCTCGCGCGCGGTTTTTGCGTTGTGGCAGGACACGCACAGCGACTGCAGATTGGCGGCATCAAAGCGAGCGCCACCGTCCTTGATCGGCACGACGTGGTCAACGACATGTGCCGGGACCAATCGCCCCTGCGCGCCGCAGGCACCACAGACCGGGTGCTCGCGCAGGAACGCGGCCCGCACCGAGCGCCACTGCCGTGATTGGTAGAAGCCCACCTCGGCGTCAAAGCCGCGCCGCGCACGGCCATAGTCACGATGCATGCTGGCGCTGTGGGCATCGCAGTAACCAGGGCGCGGCACGACCGCCGGGCACCCCGGACAGCGACAGGGCGTCGGAGCCTTGAGGGGCATTGCTGACCTTTTCAAGAAATAAGCAACGACTGCGAATGAATGCGCAGAAAAGACTTGGCTTCACCGTGGAATGAAGCGTTCATACGGACACCATCAACCAACCACAGGAATCGCCAATGACCTACCAAAACACCGAATTCACCGTCGACGACCTGGGATTCATCCAGACCGCGCTCAACAAAGTCCTCGCAGCCGCAGCACGCGGCGAGTTGGACCTCAACCGCCTCGCCCGCGAGGAAATGGCCTCGCGAGGCCTGGACCGCGAAGGCAACTGGGTTGGCTTCGATCTCGCCCGGCAGATCCACCAGGTGGAGGCTGCCAAGTGAAGACCAGCATGAAGCTCAACCAATTGCTCGAGCACATCGCCCAGCAGCACCTGTTCATCGACACCCTGGAAACCCAAAGCAGCGACCGACTCGACTTCCACGACGTCAGCGTCTGGGGCGTCAAGGCTGCTTTGCAAGCCGCCTACGAGGCTGGCCTCAAGGCCGCACAAACCAAAACACTCCCATTCACACCCAAGCCTGATCGGAGCACACCATGACCATCCAACTCACACCCACCCAGCACGCCATCCTGACCCATGCCTATCAAAACAACGAGGGCAAGGTCACCTGGTTCCCGGAAAACATCAAGGGCGGTGCGCGCCAAAAGGTGATCGACGGTCTGTCCAAGCGCGGCCTGATCACCCACGACGGCCAGAATTGGTTCCTGGCCGCAGAGGGGTATGACGCCCTGGGCGTACCCCGCAAGGCACCGATCAGCGTCGAGGCTATCGATGAAGTCATCCAGATTGCGACCACTGCCAAGCCGCGCACGCGGGACAACAGCAAGCAGGCGCAAGTAATCACAATGCTCCAACGCCCCGAGGGCGCCACGATTCCACAGATCATGGATGCCACGGGATGGCAGGCACATACGGTACGTGGCACCTTTGCCGGCGCCTTCAAGAAGAAGCTCGGTCTGGACATCACCTCGACCAAAGAGGCCGGCAGCGAGCGGACCTACAGGATCGTTGCCTGATCGGCGACGGCAAGATCGCCAAACTTCGCGCCATCATTGGCGCGTTTCGCTTCTTGGCCGGTGTAGTCCTGCCAGCGGCGAACGATCACATCCACGTACTTGGGATCAAGCTCTATCAGGCGCGCACGACGTCCTGATTTTTCGCAGGCAATCAGCGTCGAGCCGGAGCCGCCAAAGGGATCAAGCACGAGATCCTTGGTCTTGCTGCTGTTACGCACTGCGCGCTCTACCAACTCCACCGGCTTCATGGTCGGATGCAGATCGTTCTTCTGCGGCTTCTTGATCTGCCAGACGTCACCCTGATCACGGGCGCCGCACCAGAAGTGATCGACGCCATCGCGCCAGCCGTACAGGATCGGTTCGTACTGGCGCTGGTAATCGGCGCGGCCGAGCGTGAAGGTGTTCTTGGCCCAGATGATGAACGTTGACCACTTGCCACCGGCGGCACGGAAGGCGGACTGCAGCGTATCCAGTTCCGACGAACTCATGGCGATGTAGACCGCACCCTTGGTGTGGGTCAGGATGTTGGTGCAGGCATCTGTCAGGAAGCTGCCGAAGCTCTCGCCCAGGTTGTCATTCAAGATCGGGCGGTTCTTGCCGCGCATCTTGTCCTTGGCAGTGTTGGCATAGTTCACGTTGTACGGCGGATCGGTGAACGTCATGTCCATCAGTTCCTCACCCAGCAAGGTCTTGAAATCATCGGCCTTGGCAGCATCGCCGCACAGTACCTTGTGCTCGCCGAGAATCCAGATGTCACCCGTCTTGGAGATGGGCGCTTCCGTGATCTCGGGTACGGCATCGTCATCGGTCAATCCATCTTTGCTGGCCTCATCACCCGCGATCAAGGCTTCCCACTCGTCCTGCGAGAAACCGGTCAGACCGAGATCAAATCCAGCTTCCTGCAACTCAGCCAATTCGACGCCGAGCAATTCATCTTCCCAAGAGGCGTTCTCACCGATCTTGTTGTCGGCCAGGATCAATGCGCGGCGCTGGGTATCGGTCAGATGGTCCATCGGTACGACCGGCACCTCGGCCATGCCGAGCTTGCGCGCGGCCAGCAAACGACCATGACCGGCGATCACATTGTTCTTGCCATCGATCAGGATGGGCGCACCCCAGCCAAACTCACGGATGCTGGCGGCGATCTGGGCCACCTGTGCGTCCGAATGCTGCTTGGCATTGCGGGCATACGGGATCAGCGAGTCGATTGCACGGTAGTGAATCTGCAAGGTGTTCATCGGCATCCAGGAATGAAAAAACCCGCCGCGAGTCGAGCTCAGGGCGGGCTTGGGGTCTGGGTGAACATTGCAAAACTGGTTTGATCCAGTGCTTGCAACGCTGTCCAGAAGATAGCCGAAATAGTAGTGCAAAACCCCGTCATGTGTTGCAAGCCAAAAGGACGGTTTGTGCCGTGCATGCACGCAACAATGCAATTTGCGCCGCTCGTTGGTGCCAAATTCCTACGAATCCCCCAAAACGACAAAGCCGCCCGAAGGCGGCCTGTTGGTCGTGGCAGCGTGCGCTATTACCCCAGCGTCGCGACCATCTCGATTCTTGGGGCAACGGACTGCACAACCTTCTGAATCCCATGTCCCGGATTGGCTTCGCGGCGTGACACGACCAAGCCCATTTTTTCAAGAAGGCCGACATCCTTGGTGATTGCCGATCGATTGCGATGCAGACGATGTGTCAGTTCATTGATCGACTTTGCTTCGGTCATCACTTCCAGCATCAGTCGGCGACGAGCCTCCGAGAGAACGGTGAACATTCTCTGCGGATCTTCGAACGACAACGTGACCTTGCCTTCAAACGGCTGCCCATGATCAGCTCGCCGAGCAGCATCCTTGGCCCGCGAGAAAAATCCAGCGACATCATCCGTGCGAATAATCACTTTGGTCATGATTTTTTACCTCCTGTGGGTTGCACTATCGACAACCACTCCTGCTGGAACCGCTCCAGCGTTGCCTCGTAACTTTCAAATTCAACAGCCTCAACCTTGCCCATGAAATGCCGGTGATGGTAGTCATGGGCATTGTCGAACCCAAGAACCCGTCCGTTGTCCCCGCTGTACATGGCATGGTTGATATACGCCAGGTTATAGCGGGTAACGACCGTCTCGCCCTTGACCCTGTAGCCCCAGACCTCGTAGCTCAACAATCCGCCGCCGGATTTCGGTTTGAGTTCAAAACGCTCCTTCTCGAGCAGGGATTCTTTGGGCGTCTTGGCCATTGGGCATACACAGTTCAGGTGTGCCTAACAATAGCACATCTGCTAGCGTTTGTCACTTGGCGTTGAGATGATCAGCCACCACCTGCATGGCCAGTTTCCAGTGGCGCCATGCCGTCGTCCGATCGCAGCCAAAACGCCGACCGATTTGATGCCATTCGTATCCGTTGGCGCGCATCCAGACCAGATGCCGGCGCTCGACGGCCAGCCATTGCACCCAGCACATCGTCTCCAGCATCTGGTCGACCGCAACCGGGTCAGGCGGGAAGCGGCGCAACGGGGCATCGTCATCCGCATAGCGCTCCCACTCCTGGCGCACGATGGTTGGCCACAGGCTGAAGTAGCCCTGCACCCGAACGGGCGGCAGGCGGCGCGCCGTCGCCACAGCATCCTGAAACCGGCTGGCGACGTCTTCAATATCCCAGGTGGTCGGCGTGCTACCCATGGTGACGCTCTCCGTAGAGTCGCTGTCCCAGTCGGCGTATGAATTCGCGCTCCATGAAGTCAAGACGGGCATCGTCTTCGGCCACCACCAGGATGTGCTGCTCTTGCCATCCATCGCGTTTGATCGCATCCAGATCCGGGCTGCTACCTTGCGCCCGTCCCAAGGGGCAACGATAGGGAGATGCTGGAATTTTCATGTCACACCTCCTGCGTATCGATGGCCCAGTGCAGCAGCGCCAGCGCATCGGCTTCGTTGTCGTCGCTCACTGGATGCGATTGAGTGCGCATGGCCGCGACCATTTCCTCCTTGCTTGCGTTGCCTTTGCCGGTCGCATGCTTCTTGATCGTGCCGACCGGCACGCCCTGGTAAGGAATGTTGTGGTGCTCGCACCAAGCGGTGAGCGTGGCCATCAGACCGCCATACACATGCGCGGCATCCACGCCGGCATGCCGGCGAACCTCTTCGAAGTACACAGACTGGATGTCGCCTGCAATCGCATTGATTTCCGACAGCCAGCGTTTGAAGCGCAGGAAGCGCATCCCGCCGCCCTCGAAGCGTTGCGGTCGAAAGCTGACGAAGCCGTGGGCGATGGCGCCATCACGCGGCTTCAATGCCCAGCCAGTGGTAGTGCCCAGATCCAGGGCCAGGGTTGCTTCTGTCATGGTGTCAGTCCTTGTCATTTTTGGCTGGCCTGACACATCGGACACTGCTTGACGTAACTTCCCGTGAGGCGCGCACGCGCACGCGTATAGAGAGTTATGTGCAAAAACGTCAGATGCGTCAGGCCGCATGGTTTTCATGGAGATCAGTTGTCGGCATAGGGGGTATAGGCAGGCGTGGGCGGGTGTTTGAGGCCTACGCCCTGGAAACCCCGCACGCCCATGCTGTTGCGCCACTTCTCCACGCCGCGCGTGATGAGCAGGTCGGAGAACCGGCGCTGCGAGCCGATGAATTCGCCGGCCGACTCCGCCCATTGCTTCCAGTCGGTAAACAGTTCGGCTGTCAGCGACTTGGCATTCACCGTGAATACACAGCGTTCCTCGAGCCAACGGCCCATGGCATCTTCAGAGTCGAAATATTCCTCGGTGGCCGACACCACACTGGCCGGCGGCTTCAAGCCATCCCGCTGCCACGCAAGGCAGCCGGCCACGGCCCAGGCCAAAATCCCATCGCGTTCGGCGAGCAACTTTTCGGTCAATCGACCATCACGCCGTTCGGGCGGAATCGTCACCGTGAACGGAACCATGTGCATTCGCCGTTTCATCGCCTCATCGATATTGCGAATGGCCGGCTTGTGGTTGCCGACAATGACCGGCTTGAACTGCGGCGTGTACTCGAAGAAGTCCTGTCGCATGAAGCGCGCCGAAATCTTGTCGCCACCCGTGATGGCCTTCACCTTGGACTCATTCAAACGCCGTCCCTGTTCAGTTTCGATCGCCGTCACAAAGCGCGCACCACGCAGCCCCGCCAGATCGGTCGGATGGCGGTCGCCTCGCGTTTCGACGAACGTATCCATCGACGCAGTGGCCGCGTAATCACCAAGGATGGTACTGATCACGTTGGCGAACACGCTCTTTCCGTTGGCACCGGTGCCGTACAGGAAGAACAGCGCGTGGGCACTGGTGACACCGGTCAGGCAATAGCCGACCATGCGCTGCAGGTAGGCTTGTAGATCACCATCGCCACCGGTGACGTCGGATAGGAAAGCCATCCATTGCGGGCAATCGCCGCCTGGCGTGGCCGTCGTGATCTTGGTCATCCGATCGGTCCGATCATTCGCGCGCTTGCGACCGGTCTTGAGATCAACAGCGCCACCGGGGGTGTTGAGCAACCACGGATCGGCATCCCATTCCTCGGTCGTAGCCGCATGCCGCCGATCTGCCCGCGCCAGCCGCTCCACGCCACCGACCGTGCTGGAACTGGCGAGCTTGGCTGCGATCTTGGGGTTGCCCGCCTTCAATGCCGCGTGGCGGCAGACGCTGCGAATCAGGTCCGTGGCGGCGAGCGTGTCCTCGGTGCGCCAGCGGCAGCCGTCCCACACCAGCCAGCGACCCCATGTCGCCACATAACGCCAGTCACGGTGATAGCGGCGTGTAAATGCCAGCGCCAGCGCATCTTCAGTACCCCACACGGACTCATCACTGCTGACCACCGGCTCGGCGTCATCGGTGACGTCATGCATCTGCAGGCGCGGGCCATGCGCGAGGAAGGTTCCCACGTCAAAGCCTTCCAAGATGGCATCGGCTGCGTCCCACCCTTCGGCAGCCTCCTCTGGCGGGTAGAGGATGTGACAGGTTCGCCCACCGGCAGACAGGATTGCCTGCGCGGCCTGCGCCGCGTAATCCCAGCCCGGCTTGTCACGGTCAGGCCAGATCAGTACGGCCTTACCGGACAGCGGTGACCAGTCAGTCTTGTCCACCGGAGCGTTTGCACCATGCATCGCGGTGGTGGCCGCGATCCCAGCGTCAATCAAGGCCTGCGCGCATTTCTCGCCTTCGACCAGTACGACCTGCGCGGCGCTGACTATGCCCGGCTGGTTGTAGAGCGGACGCGGATCGGGTGGTGCCATCTTGCGGCGCTTGGCATCCCACGGACGGAACTCCTTGCGTTGACCGGGTGGGTCATAGCGATAGACGACTGCGATCAGTTGGCCACTGGCATCCAGGTAGTCCCATTTCGCGGTCGCAGGACCGAGGTCATCGATGGCAGCGCTGCGCCGTGACCTGGCCGCCCGAGTCGGCGCCAGACTGGAGCGCCCGACAAGTTCAGAGCAGAAGGTGAGCAGGCGCGGAAAGTCTGTACGCGCGTCGATTTGTTGATTGCCCGCGATCACGTCGAAGATGTCACCGCCTTCACCGCTTTGGCGGTCCGTCCACAGGCCCGCCTTGTCGCCAGAGAGAACGATCTCCAAGCTGTCACCTGGGCTCCCAAGCACATCGCCGATATGAAACTTTCCACGCCGTACCTTGCCGGCCGGGAACAATGTGACCAGCACCGACTCGAGCCGCCTCAGCAGCGCGCTCCGGATTTCATCGCGCAACGCCGCCGGGTCCTGCGTAACCGGGAATTGGCAGTCATTAAAGTCGAGCGGGTCGTGACCTGCAGTTTCAGTCATGGCTGCCCTCCACACGATTGGCAGGGTCACCATGCAGGTCCTGCCAGGCCGACAACTCGGACAACTTGAAGCGGATCAGGCGTCCGATCCGGTAGTGCGGAATCAGCAGCTTGGTGCGCTGCGCCGCATTGGTGAGGTAGTACATCGGCAGGTTCAGCGTGTAGGCCGCCTCGCGCGCATCGATGAAGGGCTCGCCAATCGGCACCAGTGACGAATGGGAATTACTCATGGCGTAGTCCTCCAGCAGCGCTCTGCCCATGCGCAGAACTTGCATTCGAAGTGGGTGGAGTCGGAGAAACTGCGTGGCAGTAGCTCACCAGCCTCGGTGGCCTGAATGACGCGAGCCGCACGGTCCGACATGCGCTGCGCTAGGCCGGCATCGAAGGGGATCAGTTCGGCGTAGATCTCCATCGTGTCCGCGTTCACGGCGGTGAACAGCGCCGGATGGTCATGCAGCGTCAGGTAGCCCTGATACAGCGCGACCTGCGCGGCATAGATCGGTTTGGCTACAGCCAGGCCTTGCTTTTCCAACTCACGCCAGGACTTGGCGCCCAGGCACTTGTTTTCCCAAAGGGCTGGATAGGCGAAGCCTTCGGGGCCGCCGATCAAGACGCCGTCGACATGCCCGCGCAGCCGGCCGCCCGCCACCGAAAATCCGAACTGGTGGCCGTTGGCGTCTTCAGTCTTGAGGCTGAAACCCGCCAGTCGCAGCCAGCGGATGACCATGTCTTCCGTGTGGTGACCGCGCTCGAAGATGCGCAGCAGACGGCCACTGAACGCCCGGCCATCGTCGACCGGTGCCTTGGCATATTCATACTGTAGTTGCCGCTCGCAGGCTGCACCCAGGCGCGATGCACCGATATATTCGCGCGCTGGTGTCACATCGCGCTCTTGCTCCAGCGCGCGATCCAGCAGTGCCTCGACGCGCCCAGACAGGCTGGCTGATGAATTGAAATCCAGCATCACTTCACCTCCCAGGGTAGGTCGTCCTTCATGTCGCCAAACGGGTGGTCAGCCGGTTCCCGAATCGGGTCGCTCACGGTTTCGGTTGCCGGAATGCGCACCGGCGGGTACTTGCTGCGCTCGTGCTGCGCAGCCATTTCGTCCACGTAGGCCGTGACGATGGCATCAATCACCTTCAGTGCCTCGGCTTCCGTGTACGCGCCCAGCGGCTTGTCAAAGCCGATGGCATCAGCGGCCTCTCCGAAAAACTTCAGGCACATGCGCATCGCAGCATGCTCCAGAGGTGTGGCATCAACCATGGCGCCCTCCGGTGGCAGGTCGGAATCGAGCGCACGCGTCCAGTTGCCATAGAGCTTGTGAAACGCGTCCTGGCAGCGGCGCGAGCAAAACGCCCAGTCGATGGGATAGCGCCGGGGGTCGGCAATTCGGTGACGGTTGTCCGTGTGGCCGAACCCCCGGGCCTGGCGTGAGCAGACCCAACATTTCATTGGTCCTCCCCATCACTGCGCCCAGGCGGGCTTACCGGACACGGGCGCACGCTGAGGTGCGGCCTGATGGGATGCCGGCTGCACAGGTGCTGTCGATCCACCCTTGGATGGAACGCCCATCAAGGCGCCGTAGTCCTTGTGATCCGGTTCAACGGCCACCTTGACCACATTGCGGTCCTCGCCTTTGGAGTCTTTCTCAACATCCACACGGGCGATGAACTCGATGCCGTCCAGATCGGCAAAGCTGTTGATGCGCCGGGCCGCAGCGGCTTGCGCGCTGTTATCCTGGGGATGGACATTGCGGGCACTGTTGAGGGCTGCGCGAATGAAGCTGCGCCCCATTTGCCCCCAGGTGGGTCCCTTCTTGGAGTGCAGGCCGACGTTCGACCACATCTTGCGTTTGGCGTAGGGGCCGCCCGTCACCACAAACTCGCAGGCCAGATACACCGCGCCGGTATCGAAGGATTCCGTCGCGTAGCCACCGGTCCAGCCCTGCGTGTGGTCATCGTGGCCACCCGGCTTGATGGTCATGCGTACCGGCACGATGGTGCCTTTGGGGATCAGGTCAAAGCCGCCTTGCTGGGCGTCGGCGTCGTTGAAGTCATTCCAATTGCTGGTCGTGTTCATGTTCAATTCCTTGGTATGGTTTAGGCGTTGCCGGCATCGGCATCCGGCTGGTAAGGCGTGCCGAGGCACTTGGCGATGAGTTTTCCGAGGTGGGGTTCCTCGATGGCATCGAGCCGACCACTGCGGTCCTTGCTCGGGTAGCCGAAGGTGTTGTCGGCGCGGGTGACGAATCCCCGGTAGGGCGTCCCGTCATCGGCTTTCAATACGGCCAGCGTGACCACCTCATCGAGCACGCCTGGCAACTCCAGCGCGGTCTTGCTGCCCTCGAGTTGCAACTGGTAAAAGCGGCGATTGAAGTCGTCGGTTTTCTCTTCCAGGATGGCGACGTAGATGACGTGCTTGTCACGCACGTGCTGGAGGTGGGTCAGCGCCGTGATCATTTCCTGGCCGAGCAGGCCGTAAGCCCCCCGGTTGTCGGGCTTTCCGGTTTTGTCGGAGAACGCCTGCGGCTGCGTTTTGCACCAGGCAAAGCACAAGCGCGAGAGCACAGTCAGGCTGTCGACGAAGTAGGTGTCGTACTTCGCCAGTTGTGCCGGATCGCCGTAGTTGGCGCAGACATGCTCGTAATGCGCCTGCGAAAACGCCTGGTCAGCAGTGGCGGTCGGCATCGGACCGGCAAGGAACACCACGAGATCGCGGAATTCCTGCCAGGTGCGTGGCCGAACGGTATCGCCCGGCCAGTCGCGCACCGACAGGTCGCCAGCTTCCAGATCCACGAATAGCGTGGACTTCGCCGGCAACGTGCGCAGCTGGGTGGTTTTGCCTACGCCGGGAAAACCCACCAGGCCAACCTTGGCGCTGTGTTTCTCCCTCAGGCGCTCTTCTGCAGAGATGATGGGAAGCATCACGCCACCTCCCGGATCACGTCGGCCACGTCCGGATTCCAGAGAATCTGGTAGCCAGAATGCCCGTTGCGGGAAAACGGCAGTGCCTCTGCCCATGCTTTGCCGGTATCGGTCAGTTCCCACTCGTCGCGGTCGTTCTTGAACTGGAAGCCCAGTGCCTGCAGGCGCAGATTGACGCTGCGCGCCGACATGCCCATGCGCTCACCAACCTGCGTCGGGTTCAAACTGCAGATGGCTTCATTGGCCGCCGGCAGTACCTTGCGCAGGGGCTCGACTGCCAGCCCCGTGTTTTCATGAATGGCGGTGAGCGTGGCTGCCATGGCGATGCCCGGCTTGACGCCCGGCACCTTGGCGATGGCCTCGCCAATCGACAAAATGGCGATCACCTTGTCCTGCGTCGGTGCCGGCAGGGAAGCCACCGCACCGGACACGGCATAGCTGCCGGTCTTGCGGATCGACGGCAACACCTCGTGCGTGACCCAGCGCTTGAAGCGCTTGGCCTCCGGCTTGCGGCTGCCCAGCACCAGATTGAACAGGCCGGACTCACTCACCACCGTCATTTCCTGTGCGCCGCCAAGGGTGTGAATTGAACTCACACCCTTTTCGTCATCGTCCAGGCGCTCCAGGGCTTTGCGATCCAGATGCAGGGTGGAGAGGAGATCGGCAGCAACGAACAAGGGCTCGCCGTTCTGGTCAACGACCACACGCACGTCATGCGACTCGAATTCGAAGGCGACGAGCTGGTTCATTTCGTCACCTCCACAGCGATAGTGCCGATGGTTTCTGCGCCGTGGCAGGCACGTTCGCGGGCCAGGGTATAGAGGGCTTCCAGCGCGTTACGGCGGCGGTGGATGGCAGAGCTTTCGCGGCACAGGGATTGGATTGCAAAAGCAACTTCATCCAGCGTGGCATCCATCAAAGGCTTTTCCACGACGTTGCCGTAGCGATCCTCATAACGGATGCTGGTGCCAAGGTGTTCGCCGACGTAGCCACCGAGCTTGTGTTGCAGTTCTTGGTGCAGGGTTTGGGTTTTCATGCTTGGGTCTCCTGTACGAGGGCGAGGCGGTAGCTGGCCTTGCCGGGTTTGACGGTGCGGGCTTTGGCGAACGTTTCCTTGAGCGTCGACGGCCACGCGTTGAAGCGGGATTCGGAAACCGAGTAGTCGGTGTCGATGTAGTCGCTGACCTTGTCGCCGGCAGCGGCGATGCGTTGAGCGATTTCCGCGAGTTGAGCCTGATCCCACTGCACGCGCTTGGGCACATCAACCGTGATCCGCAGCGACCCATCGGTGAGATGGCAAACGCCGAAATCACGACCGTTGGCCTGGCGGGCGTCGATGGCCTGCTCGGCATAGCGCTGGTCGAGCGCAGCGGTAAAGCGATCCAGTACGCCCTTGATGGCGGTTTGCAGGGTGAGCAGATTGACGTGCGCTTCCTGCAGTTGGTCCGCAGGTAGTGCGGCGATCTGCGCGACACTCATTTCCGCAACGGGCATAACCGTGTCGAAGGTGACGGTGGTAACGGGGGCGTTCATGCGCGCTCCCCCTTCATCACGCGTTCCGAAGTCGAGATGTGCAGGGCGCAGTGCTCGTATTCGGTGATCGCGTCCAGCGGGTAGGTCACGCGCTTGGAGAGCTTGAGGTACTTCGGGCCACGGCCTTCAGTACGCCAGCGTTGCAGGGTCTTGGGACTTACGCCCCAACGATGCGCCAGCTCGGTTTCAGACAGTACACGCCGGTCGAACGGCGCCCCGGGTGCAGGCAAGGACTCGGTGTCCATTGCGCTGCGATTTGCGGTCGTTGTTTGCAGCATTGATACCCCTTTCAAGTAGGTGAGGAACAACGCTTGCAGTGTCGAAATTGGGTGGCGAACTGTTGATGGGCCGACTGGCGAACTCGACGGCAACTTCCGGTTCGCCAGTGCCGCAGAAATGAAAACGGCGAACCGAAATGGCTCGCCGTCTGGTGGTTGAATGGTTGCTGGTTATGCGCAGGCTATTTCGCTCTTGAGCGCGTAGGTGCCATCCCGTTGCACTGCATCGACCAGTTGCTTATAGGCATGCCTCGGTCCCTCGTACCGGGGATCGCCTTTGTTTTTGGTCTTGACCTTGAACACGTCGATCGGCTTGGTACTGCCGAGATTGGCTTTTGCCATGATGCGCTCCGCAGTTTGCGGCTCACCTTTGAAATGCCACAGGGCCTTGAACACACCGGACTGCGCATCCGACAATTTGATCGGTCCCTGCGTCCAACTATCGAGATAGACGGTGCAGAAGTCCGCCGAGAAGGGGCCATTGAGTGCGGCGCCATCATCTTCAGTGCTGACGAATGTGGAACCAGGTTCGATGAAATGCACGTTGCCGCCGTACAAGCTGAAACGCTCCTCTAACGGAATCCACACCGCACCGTCCAGGTCATGATCCACGTCCTGAAGTGGTTTCGGCGTGATCAGCCAAGGAGGATTGGCACTGCGTGCGCCGGCCCTGACCTGGAGACTCGGGTGGAGAAGCACATGCTGCAGATTACGGCCCACGATCACCGTGTGCCGTTGATGGGTGCCGATGCGCCAGATGCCACCGGCAATTGCAACGGCCGCCTGCTGCGATGGAATGTCGAGTGCGCCGCGCAACTTGCGGATCATCCAATCAGGATCAAGTGTCCAGGCACGCGTGTCCATCCTGTCCACGGCAACCTGCCCGCAGTCAGGGCAATTGCATGCGAGGCCGGAGGCCGCCTGGACCACCATGCATCGATGTAATTGGCAGTAGGGACACAGCACATAGCGTGCATCGACCTTGGCCGGCTTTACTGCCTTCAGATCCGTCAGTATCGCCAGCGCCGCCCGTTCAGGATCTGAGAGGGCAGCTTCCAGCACTACGTCGGCATGCCCAAAAAGGCGGCATGCCAAGGCCCAGGCATCTGCATTCGCGCTGTGCATCATTCGCTGCGCTCATCCACCAGGTCATTGCGGGCGCCATCCATGCCCACCTGCGGCGACAGGGTCTGTTTTTCCTGCAGGATGCCGATCTGCACCAGATAGCTCTCCAGCTGGGCGCGCAGTTTTTCGTCAAATTTGTGCAGGTTCAGCCGACCACGGCGGGTCACTTCCACCGTTACGACCGGGCTGCGTTGCTTTCCCGGCGGCGGGGCGTAGTACAGATTGATGCTGGCCGCACTGACCAGCCACTGATGTACCAACGGATTGTCCTGGCAAAAATTCTCCGCGATCAGTTCGGTGACACACTGGTGCTCGCTGCTGGCCATGGCCGTGAACTCAGCCTTGAGTTGCGTATCCGGGCTCATCAGGGTCAGCGACTTGACCTGCAATGAAACGAAGCCATCATCCATGGCCTGCGGCACCTGGAACCCGAGCTTGAGCCCTGAGAGGTCAAGCGTAGGAGGTTTGATGCGCTGGGCATTGGCGCTGACGCCAAGCAGGTGCTCGGCGAAAACCTGCGCCAGCATCTCGTGGTACTTTGCGCCGCCACGAATGATGGTGCGCACCACACCCGTGCCCTGGGAATATTCCAGCACCATGTGAATGTTGGGGCTGCCGACGCGGCGGGTCAGCACCACGCCTTCAAATTCCAGCTGTTGCTTGGCCAGGTCCTTGGCGTGAACGGTCACCAGTTGGGTGCCGTGTGCGCGGTCGAGAATGTGCGCCACGCACACCTCACCGCAGCCAAGCTCCACTTTGTAGAAGTCCTTGATCGCCTCGCAGAATGCCTGCAACGACGGTGCGTCGCGCCGAATCGGGACCTTCACGCCCAAGTCGTGCTGCTGGGACTGCTGCACATGACTGTCGACAAATTCAACCTCGGCGGCCTGTTCAAACAGGTCCGGGTGGCGCACGAACAACCAGAACGCGCGATGCTGATCGCTCGGGCAAGCCATCAGCCCCGTGAGTGCAGTGGCATTCCAGGTGGCCATCTGGATCATGGCCTGCGTGCCGCGCGAAGTGGCCAGCTGATCACTGACCATCAATCCAGCGCCGATCTTGTCGCGCACCAGCGGATCAGGGCATTCCTGAATCGCCTTGATCAGACGGGTGGTCGTGCCCGTGTCATCTGACCAGTCAAAATCGTGCGGCAGCGCCAGACCATGTTGCTCGAGGTAATCCTGTAGGGTTGCATCGACCGGCAGGTTGAGCAGGACGTCAGCGTAAGTATTCATGTTGTTGATCCTTTCAAGCTGTCGTCGGAGGGCTCGGGTCTTCAGGACGGTCGTGCTGCCGGCGGCGACGGGGTTTCACGAAAAAAGCCGATATCGCCACAAAAGTAAAGTGAAACGATACAAACACGATTCTACCCGCGCATGCCCGCTTGTCAATCAAAGAGTGACTTCTTCTGGTATTTAGCTCTCTTTGCTATACTTCTGGGCTCTGATTCACTTGCGAGAAAGCCATGGCATCCCCCTTTGGAATACGACTACGGGAGTTTCGGGAAGCTAAGGGATTGACGCTGCAGCAGGTGGCTGAAGCCGTTGGGTGTACCAAGGCCTACGTGTGGGAGCTGGAAATGCGCGAAGGCCAGAAACCCACGGCTGAGCGGCTCAACGCCATCGCCAAGACCCTGGGCGTCACCATTCAGGACCTGCTTGGTGAACCCGTGGCGCCCATGCAAACACCGACTGCGACCGATGTGGCCTTCTTCCGGGAGTACGCCGGCATGAGTGAGGCCGAGAAAACCAAGTACCGTGAGGCGATGAAACTCATGTTCGGTTCGCCGTCCAAACCTGATTCGGAGAAGTCTTGACGGCTGCGGACGACCTAAACGCCTTCAAGGCCGCCTCCCGCATCCTTACCTGGCTTGGCGCGACCGGGCGACTGACCCTGCCTATTGACCTCGATCTGGTCCGGCAACTGCTGCCCGACACGCCACTGGGTCGCGGCAACACGATCAAGGCCCCAGCAGATCTCACGTGGAATGCCAGCGAAGGTGCCCTGGTGCGCAACCCCGACAAATTGGAAGAATGGGGAATATTCGTCAACCCGAAGGCACGCCCTGAACGCCAGCGCTTCACCATTGCCCATGAGCTTGGGCATTTCGTCCTGCACCGCGCCAGCCAGGCCAGTTTCCTGTGTGACAAGGAAAGCGTGTATGCCGGCATCGACGGCCTGAAGCAGATCGAACGTGAGGCAGATGATTTCGCCAGCAATCTGCTGATGCCCGGCGACATGCTGCGCGACAGGATCACCGGCAAGCGCATCGATTTCCATCTGATCGGTGAGTTGGCCCACGAGTTCGGCGTATCGCTCGAGTCGATGTCCATCCGCATCATCAAGTACACCGAACAGCGCGCCATGCTGGTGTATTGGGATCACGGCTTCCTGAAATACCAATGGCCCAGCGGCGAAGCTCGAAAGACTCGCGTGCGTTTGCGCAAGACCGGTGATCCGCAGGAACCGCTGATTGGCACCCTGGCTGCCGACGATTCAGTGGAGCAGGAGTGGGATGGTGTTGATATGCCTGCCAAGGTCTGGTGCTCCAGTGAGGCGGACGACATCAAGCTGCGGGAGATGAAGCACACCTACACCAACGGCAATCGTGTGCTGTCCATGCTCATGTTGGAGTCCGCGCCGCCGCGAACCTATTTCCGCAGCGGTTGGGAGGATGACGAGACGCGTGATACTTTCGATCGTTTCGTCGACAACGGGCAACCGCCAATCCGTTCCTGAAAGGAAATCCACATATGTGGGACGGCGTAAAAGCTTTGATAGATGAGATAAAAAGCTGCGAAGGCGCTGGAGCAACGGTTTCCGCCGTCGCCATGGCCTACGTCTGCATTGATACCATGGCTTTCCTTTCGCTACCTGTTGACCGCGATACGCAAGGTAAGGCGGACTTCATTTGCTGGGTAGATAACTATCTAAAGGGGCACCCCGATCAACCGTATCAGTATCGCGGGATTGATGTTTATGGCGCGCGTTGTGCTGTCCTCCACGCGTTTAGTTCGGATGCCGATTTCCATGAAAAAAATGCTGATGCAAAAAGGTTCGGCTATCACGATGGTGGCAAACATGGCTACGATCCAAAAATTGATGATCGCCTTGTGATTATCGGGACGGCGTCCTTCATCAACGACGTTGTGCATGCAGTCTGTGCCTTCATGGAAGTCTGCAAGGCGGACGTGGCCATGCGGCAGCGAGTCGAAAACCGCTTGCCAAAGGTGCTGGCAACCTTCCCATTCAGAATTTGATCCTCGGCTTTACCGCCGAAGCCCGCTAAAACGAGTTACTCCGCATGGGATCGACCCATAGCATGGATAGCGTTTTCCATCAGGACCGCCAACCATGCCAAAAATCGAAACTCCCTCCACATCACGCCGTGGCGCACAGGATTCACGCCCCCGGCATCCGTACCGCGAAATCGCAGACCTGCTTGCGGCTGCCATCATGCGTGCCCGCGTAAAGGCAGGCACTGCGCCAGAAGCAACTGCGGCGCAGGCAAACAGCGAAGTTTGTCTTGGCTTTACTGCCAACCAGAGCGTTCATACGAACCCGTCTTATGCAGAAGGAGTTCGTGAATGACGACACACGCAGCCAACGTGGCGGCGCAAATCGCGCAGCTGCCAACCTTACCCATGGAAAACCTCTGGGCACTATGGGATGACTTTTTCGACCGGCGCCCCGGTCATCATCACCGCACATACCTGGAGACGCGCATCGCTTACAAGCTACAGGAGCGCGCCCACGGTGGATTGCCCGTCACCCTTCGCCGCCGTCTGGAAAAAATCGGCGAAACCGGTGAGATCCCCAACCAGAAACGTCGGTCGGAAAACCAGGTCGCTCCCGGCACAGTGATGGTGCGGGAATTCAACGGCATCAACCACCGGGTCACGGTGCTGGACGATGGACGCTTCGAATACCAAGGGCGCCCATACAAAAGCCTCACCGCCGTTGCGCGCGTCATTACCGGGACCACCTATTCCGGCCCGGTGTTTTTCGGCCTGAAGCCAACACACCGCGAGCGCCAGAAGGAGGTCGCATGAAACCGACGAATACACGTCCTGCCATCACGCCCAAGCGCCGCTGCGCGATCTACACCCGTAAGTCCACTGACGAAGGGCTGGACCAGGAATACAACAGCCTGGAGGCACAACGCGATTCCGCGTTGGCATTCATCAGCAGCCAACGGCACGAAGGATGGATCGCCATTGATGACGGCTACGACGATGGTGGATTCTCCGGCGGCAACATCAACCGTCCTGCGCTCAAGCGACTGCTTGCCGATGTTGAGGACGGACGCATCGATGTCGTGGTCGTCTACAAAATCGACCGCCTATCTCGCTCACTCGGTGACTTCGCCAAGATCGTCGATCTTTTCGATGCCCACGGCGTAACCTTCGTTTCCGTCACCCAGCAGTTCAACACCACGACCAGCATGGGCCGACTCACGCTCAATATCCTGCTGTCCTTCGCGCAATTCGAGCGGGAGGTGACCGGCGAGCGCATCCGCGATAAGTTGGCGGCGAGCAAGGCCAAAGGCATGTGGATGGGTGGCGTTCCGCCACTGGGTTACGACGTGCAGGATCGCAAGCTGGTCATCAATGAGCCTGAGGCGGTGCTGGTTCGCGACATCTTCACTCGCTATGCCGAACACGGATCGGCGGCGCAACTGGTGCGGGAACTGCAGATCGAGGGACACACCACAAAGGCATGGGTGACGCAAGGCGGCCGGCACCGCGTTGGGAAAACCATCGACCAGCAATATTTGTTTGCGATGATGCGCAACCGCCTCTACCTTGGCGAGATCAGCAATCATGGCCAGTCGTACCCCGGGCAGCATCAGGCGATCATCTGCCGTGAAGTGTGGGATGCCGTGCATGCCATCATCGAGAAGCGGAAAAAGGGGCCACGGGTCAAGCACACCGAGAATCCAGCACTGCTGACAGGCTTGCTTTACGCGCCGGATGGTCAACGCCTGCTGCCGTCCCACACCACGAAAAAGAACGGCCGGCGCTACCGGTACTACGTGCCGTATCTGGAAAAGCGACAAGGTGCAGGCGCATCCGCACAAGCAGGACGTCGCAGCATCGGGCCGCTGCCGGCAGCCGAAATCGAACGCGCTGTGCTTACCCAGGCGCATCAGGTACTGCAGGCACCGGAGATGATCATTGCGGTTTGGCAGGCCAGCATGGCGTCGCAGGAGCGCGCTGCAATGGACGAGCCGTCCATCGTGGTCGCAATGCGGCAAATCAGCGCGGTGTGGGAGCACCTGTTCCCAGCCGAACAGAACCGCATCATGCGGTTGCTGATTGAGCGAGTTCAACTGCGCGATGATGGAATGGACATTCTCTGGCGCGACGATAGCTGGCCCCAATTCCGCAGGGAATTGGAACGCCAGCCGTTTGTCAGCGAGCAACGCGAATCCACCGACCCGTCGGAATTCGATGCCATGGAGGTGCTGGCATGAACAACGATGACAACATCAGCCGTGGAGCGCAACGCAAGGTTGAAATCACGATCACAGGCGAGGCTCGCCAGTTTGAAGCCGGTGGCCAGTCCGTGACGTTCGTGCCGCTGACCATCAAGCGCCGCAGCTACAGCAAGGTACTGGTACCACCGCCAGGCAGCCAGAGCGCCAAGGTCAAGTCATCGTTTGATCTACCGCTGATCCGCACCTTGGGCAAGGCCTACTACTGGCAGCGGCTTCTGGACACTGGCGCCGTCGCCAATGCAACTGAACTGGGCCGGCAGCTTCGCCTGGAGCCCGGCTGGGTCGCCGAGGTATTGCGGCTGACGCGGTTGGCACCGGACATCGTCCAGGCCATCCTGGAGGGGCGTCAGCCGCGCCACCTCAACCTGCATGCGGTACGCGGCCGCCAGGCTGAGGTGCCAGTCGATTGGCAGGAGCAGCGGGTGCTCTTTGGGTTCGCAAAATAAGGCGCTCTGTGCTGGACTCGATGCATGCACTTATAGCAAGGCAACAAGTTGCTGGCAAAGCTGCTTTGGAGAGGCGAACTGAACTTGCTGAGGCAATTTTGCGCTACGACGCAGCATGGCGATTAGCAAGCACGCTGTGTAAGACCAACACGTCGCATTGTCCGCGACGTCTGCTTCCAAGACGAGGTGCACAAAACGCTCTCGAATCGGTGGATGCGTGTCCTGAACAGCACTAGCCATACCTTGAGACTCGGCATGAGCGATAGTCAGTGCGGCGGTCGCTAAGCCGATGACTCGCTTGCTGGCTACTCTGTCGGCGACCTCCCCCGCTGTAGAAGAATAGGCATCGACCTTCTCAAGGAGCATACTCCGACTGAAGTCGTCGCAGGCTTGTTCCTCGTCAGCAGGCACTGTTGGAGCATTCCCCTCAGCCGCAAATTGCACGTGCTGGAATTCATGCAGGAAGGTCGCTGCCGCGGCCAAGCAGGCTATGTCAAAGCAGGCTTGGTCTTCAACGTTTGCTAGTGCTTCCCGATTCGTGCCAGGCCGAGGAACCTCGACAGGCCAATCCAACGCCTCAAGATCATTGACCAACTGAATCTGCTTCGCGAAGTAGAGCAGCGCGTCGAGTTCTGCCTCGGCTGCATCCAGGCCCACGTCATCGACAAGTGCCTGCGTCAAAATCTCGCCACTGAACGCTTCTCCGAACAAGACATGAGGGCCATATGCAACCAACGCCTTGAAGCCTGCAAAGGTAACGACCCAGTCATGGGCGAAGGTCTTGTGCATCCAGGAGACTTTGTTTCCAAGCGCACTAATGGCTAGGCCTGCACCGTCCTGCCTCAAAGCAAATCGAGGTTCGAACCGTTCCCAGAATACTTGAAATTCCGACGCCCTTTCGGGGCAAGCCCCGAGCAGGAGATTTGAGACCGCGCTTGTAGGTACGTCAATTGGTTCTGACATGTGTTGCCTCGGGCGTTGGCAAGTAACGTTAATGGCAGGATGCGGACGTAGCAAGAGAAACATCCAACCCGATGTAGCGGTTTGTGGAGTAATTTTGCGTTGATGCCAATTCAGTTGGTGGGGACATTTTCATGTTGTTGCTGGCGAGGTGCCGACGAAGCCTCTTTGTGTTCGCCAAATGATGAACACAGTGTAGGACAGTGCCCGTCGAACCGCTATCAGCGGCACAGGTGTAACCTACTGGCAGCAAAGGCCGTTTGCGTGTGCCAGTTGTGTGCTGTTCTGCAATATTTTTTGAGAACAGAGAGCAGAACAGGGGCAAACCGGCCGAGATATGGCGGAAATTTGAGTGGCATCGACGGATGCCTGGCACAGGTAGAACGGGCCGGAACCCCGCGTGCATTGGGGGAAGGCCAGAAATTGAAAAGGCCGACTGAGAACAGTCGGCCTTGAATAGTGGTGGCCTGGGGCAGAATCGAACTGCCGACACGCGGATTTTCAATCCGCTGCTCTACCAACTGAGCTACCGGGCCGAGACAGCAATTGTAGCACAGTACCAGCGCTTAACTAGCCTTCTTCGCCTTAGAAAGGTCAACGCCTAGCTGTTTGAGCTTGCGGTACAAATGCGTGCGCTCTAAGCCTGTTTTATCGGCTACTCGGGTCATGGAGCCATTCTCTTGCGTGAGGTGGTACTCGAAGTACGCACGCTCAAAGGCGTCGCGCGCCTCACGCAGCGGCAGTTCAAGGTCAAAACTTTGATGTGTGGGCGGCAAAACCACAGCCTG